ATCCATTATTCTTCATCTTCGACATCAACTTCTTTAATCTGTTCAAACAATCTGCGGATAGGATTGTCCTGATAGCCAGCGGTATCTTCGGGGAAACTCATCAAGAATCCCGTATCATCGTATTTTACTTTTAGATCAGCATCGAAGTCCCATTGGTTCATGGCGGAACAACTCTATCAGCGTCTCCTCTTTCTCGCGAGTTTTTTCTTGGTGAGTTTCGATTGTGACATCGCCTTCACGGTCATCTGGAATTGCTCCAGCATAGCGGAGGCAGTCAATGTGGTATTTGAAAATGAGATTGTCGGGGTCAATAAGTCGTTTTCTTCTTGCCGTAAGGCGGATATGAATGCGGCCTGTATTTTCTTTTTTGCCGTTGCCCTTTGCCAGTGGTTCATTGAGAACAGGGCGTTTAGGCTTGGGGTTACGGATGGGACTCTTATTGTCAAGAAAGGCTCTTTGGATAACGTCAATTCTTTCATAGACTCCTTTTCTTACCTCTACATAGCCTGCCGGAATAGCCGTTCCCATTGGCTATCCATTGTTCAACTTCTTATCCGCCCAAGCTTTGATGGCGTGGATGAAGTCATCTGGAGGTTCTTGTACCAGCGAATTAAGCCAATCGTCAATGGTGGTAGAGATATGCTCAATGGCTTGCTTGTAGTGGTCGCGTTCACGCTCCGCCTTCTCCAGCAGTGCCTCGTAAATCCCGTTGTTGAGCGGGGGATTTGCAGTTGTTCGTATGGAACCTACAGTCATGGCACTCACTTAATGATCCCCTCTTCACGGGCAATGGCATCGATCTGACTCACATACTCCCTAGTGCAATTGAAGTACTCGGCAATGACTGTGAAGTTCATTTCGGGGTTGGCCATGATGTAACCAAGAATCTTAAAAGATCTGCCCCCATTGGACAAACGCCTCTTGGTAGTTTTTTTCCGCTTGGCCCGAATCCCGATCTTTCGCAAGGCTGCTGCCATAGCGGGATAGTTGGCATTGTGTTTGTCGGCCAATTCACCAATGGTGATTTCGGGGTTTTGCTGGACTTCGGCTGGCAGGATGGTTGTATCAATCATAGGGTGTGTATTGACCAACAAACCTAACTCGCGTTCAATCTTCGTCAACACGTTTTCTTTTTTGACTTAATTTTGAACGTATCATAGCTTCCGCTTGTCTGGAAGGACAGGCGCAAAGTGGGCGCGACATACGCCACTAGAACCTGTGACGAGGTATGCAAGGATAAAACCGCCGCACTCGCAGCCAGCCATCCGTCCCATCGCTTGAACACATTGCGGCGTGGGAATCCAGAGAAACTCTGGTAAGCGCGAGGGATAATACCCTCGGAGGTTGATTGCGGTTGTTTGAAGGTCTAAGAGCGGCTTCGGAGCCTAGATCGCAATCTGTGGAATAAAGCGGAGGACTCACCCAAGAGGAATGAGAATCCAAATTTGACTATGCCTTTGCCCCTGCGGGGGCGAGGTGTGGTCAATCGGTAGGATCTAGCCCATAGGAATTATTAATCCAATGGAGCGGCGTTTCGGGGTCGAGCAAAAGAAAGCCGCAATATCCTTAAAAATAAAAAAAACATTGAACAAACCCGTATCCATGGTGTCTATTAAACCATGACTAATGGTGGGATCATTGAGGGGGGCTCTACGCTGCGCGTGGGGTCCAGCGACCTGAGTCCTACCACCTCTTTTGGGAGCGGGGCCTGCTCGTTTGCAAACGCAAGCGAAGGCTTTAAAGGCTGGGGGGCTGATGAAGTTGCGCCACCCCGCTCCTAAATCTTTCTATGAAATACATACTACTAGCAATAATCGGGGCCAGCGTAAGCTACGGCCAGCAATTCGATAGAACCATTGTAATTTTGGATGGTGAGCGCATCCAAACGCTCCAAGATCAAGCAATTGAACGAGACCGAAACCATCGTGAACGCATGGCGAGCTATGATCGGACCATTGCGAAAACGTCTGCTTCAATTGATGCAATGAGACGGGAAAGCGAAATGCAGCAGCAGACCGAAGAGCTTCGCAAGCAAACCGAACTACTTCGTAAGATTGCTGATCAATGACGATTCACGAATTCCGCACTCCACTGGTTGTTTCAACCCCGCATGGAGAAGGTGAGGCTATTCTTTTTTTAGACTATGGTTTATCGACAAATTCGGTGTGGGTGGTTAGACTTTGTGGTGGCCATGTTAAGCATTATTTTAGCCCAGATATCAGAATTTTGGGCAACCCAATGGAAGGCAATGGATGGGACATGGATGTTCCTTCTGAATGGAAGGATTCGCAAGATTGGACAACCAAAGAAAGCGAGGTGAATCAAATTGAAGAAGAAGAAAAAAGCAGACAAGAAACGCCGTTAGATTGTAGTGCGGGGGCGGGATTTTGGTCTCGCCTCCGTTTTTTTACAAAGAGGCTTTGGATAGTAATAGCATCACTTGTTACTATCGGTTGTGTTTCCTATCCAAGGCCCTATCCTTGGAACTTCCCTGAAGCAAGGGAGTGGAATCAGCCCTTGGAGTTTAGCTGGGTCAACGCCGTGGATAACTATCGCAACCTAACATCTCCTAGGGGGAAACTTTGGAATCCTCTTGTTCGGGACTATGAGCCTGACTTTGGGGGTCAGCTTTATCGGGATGCTGAAGAGCATGAAATGTATCAATAATCCATCCTTGCTTACGAGCCACAACCCCGTTCTCATGGACAGCATTGTGGCAGGACCGACAAAACGCAGCAAAGTACTCATCAAGGCAAAGCCACTTGCCAACCCTTCCGGCCTTGTGGTGGATGTCTGTCGCCTTGGACTCCTTGCATCTCTCGCATATCGGGTGGAGAGCGAGGTAGGTATTGCGAGCCTGTGTATACTTTTTGTATTCACTTTGGCGCTTGGTGGATGCATTCCGCAACCTGCCTTTACTTTTAAGTGGGGTTCGTCGTTTTAAGGGTGATCTTTTCATTGAACGAAAGTCGGCCAATCTTGTCTATGTTACTTATGTGGAAGAACTACAAAGAAGAGAAACCAGAGCGTGAGGGAATTTACCTTATTTGCTCTCCCAGCGCAAACCCTCCCTACCGAGATGCTGCCTATTTTTATCCTAACCATGGGTGGAGCAGGACTGCCCACATGCTTGAGTCTATGATTGAATACTGGACAGAGTATCCGCAATGCCCAAATTCAAAGTAGTCCTTACCGTAATCAATGAAGACTCCGTCACCCCATTCGTGGTTGGCCCACGATTCCGTCGAGGTTCCCCCCTCCCAATGGAAGCACTCTACGTTGAGCGTGGCGGCTATTTCTTCGACCCTGTGGCCGAAGTCGATATGGCCAGAGATTGCTCTGAACTTTTCACAAAATACGCCGCGCAAGCGGAAACCAAAAAAAGAAAGAAATAAATAATATGACATTCCTCGTATGCTACGGAGACGCTGTTGTGGAGTTCCACAAGGGTTCCATGACCAAAGAAGACGCGACCTTGGAGGCGAATAAGCTAATCGGTCAGGGGTACATCAACGTAAGAGTCAGGGCGGAAGACCCTCACCACCCATCTTGGCCTCTTAACTTTGACTGTCAGGAGGCTTAATGAGCGAAGACTTGCTGCGCGAAGCCCGTAACAAATGTTACAAACTCCGAAGGGATCGACTGGCGATCACGCGAGCCTATGTGGATGTGAGTGAAATGCTTGATAAAACCATATACGCTCTCAAGGAAATTGCGAAGATGGACACCTCACAAGACGCCAGTCCGCAACAATGTGGAGCAGTTTTAATTGCCATGAATACTTTAGAGGAAATGCAATGAATATCGTCTTTGCCTACCATAGTGGAGACTGCGAGTTGGCCTTGGAGAGTGCCAAGGCCATCGTAGAGCAGGGACTAAATATCCGCCACAGGGCGACAGTGTGCTGCACCGAAGGAACCCCGCTACTTACACAAATCACCGAAGAACTAAAGAAGGTATTCCCAGAGGTTGGTCGGATCATTGCCCAAGACGGATTCAATGGATGGCCACTTGGACCCAATCAAATGTTTGCCGATGCTTCTTCCCATTGCTACCAATACGAAGACCCTTGGTACTTTTGGGAGCCAGATTGTGTCCCAATGGTCGAGGGTTGGGTTGACAAGCTGGAGGAAGAGTTCAACAAGGATGCGGGCAAGATCATGGGCTGCTTTATTGAAGGTGGCGTGGCTCCGAGTGGAAAGACCATGTATCAACTCATTGTTGGGAGTGCTGTTTATCCGTCAAAATTTCTCAATGGGTGCAAGATTGCGGCCAATCTTTACAACTACAACATCTACTTCAAGGAAAGGAGCGTCATTCCTGAACCTTGGGATGTGCGTTGCCGTTGGGAATTTCTCCAATATGGGCGAGACACGCCGCTCATCAAAGCCTACTGGAAGAGTTGCAACTACCAACGCAAGGGAGAATCTATTGTCTTTTTTGCTGAAAACACTGAAGCTCAAGACGTTCAGCATGTTACTTGCCCAGATCGCACCGTAAGCCCCAATGCTGTTGTGGTCCACGGGTGCAAGGACGGGTCTCTCCACCGGATGATCTACGATAAATATGTCCCTCCTGTTTATGCGGAGATTGAACAACCGGAAGAAATCGTTGTCCAACCCCTACAATCGAAGGTCACTTTTGTGGCCAACGAAAACAAAACCAAATCGGAAGAGTTTTTGGCCAGTCTGAGATCACTAGGTAAAACCTTGGGCAAGCCAAAGAAATCCCGAAAGAAAAAGAAACCACAATGCAAGCAGAACAACTAGTTTACGAACAATCAGCAGAAACCGCCATCCTATCCTGTCTCTTCCACGGGGCAGTAGAAGACCAGAAGGAAATTATTTCAACGATCAGGGAGGACCACTTCTTTGTCCATGAACACAAGATCATCTTCAACTCTGTTTTAAGGACCATTGGTCGCGGCATCCATGCAGACTACATCAACATCAAGAACGAGCTTGAGGGTAACAAGCAGCTAGAAGAGATCGGAGGGGATCATGTGCTGACAGAGATTGCCTCCTTCTGTCCCAACGCCCACAACTGGAAGCGTTACTATCCAAAGCTGGAAGAGGCTCGCTATCGCAGGAGTTTGGAATACCTAGCCTCCGACATGATTTACAAGGCGCGGGATCGGGATTTGAAGTTGGAAGAACTCAAGAACTGGTCAGAGACCAGCGTGATGAAAGCCGATTACCTGATCGACAACACCGATCAGCTATCCATTAAAGGAGTGGTAGAGAGGGCCTTGGACAACATCGAGTCCACCATGAGGGGAGAGCCCAAGATTGGCATCCGTACAGGTCTGGTTCCGGTGGACGATCTTCTGATCTTCGGAATGCGCGGTGGAGACATGGTGGTTCTCGCCGCAAGACCAGCAGTTGGCAAGACCAGTGCGGCCATGCAGATTGCCGAACATGTGGCCTTGGACCTAAAGAAAAGAGTGCTGATGTTCTCGCTAGAGATGACCAGTGTTGCCCTAATGGAAAGAATGATTCGGAGTCGGGCCAGAGTCCGCGCTGCCGATATCCTTGCTCAGTCTATTACTCCGTATCAGAAGCAATCACTAAGCAAGGCTTACGAGGAGGTTCGGGATTCCAACATCTTGTGCGATGACACCTCTGGCAAGTCCATGGGATACATCAAGTCCATTGCCCGTAGAGCCCACCAGAAAGAGCCAATTGACCTTATCATCATTGACTACCTCCAGCTTCTCAAGGGAGACAGTAAGAGAGCCAAAGACAACCGAGTCAATGAGGTTGAGGAGATCAGTGGGGGCATCAAGGAACTGGCCAAGACTCTGAAGGTGCCAGTTTTGGTCCTAGCCCAACTCAACCGCGACCCCGAAAAAAGAGGGGGAAGACCAAGCCTTTCAGACCTCAAGGGGTCGGGAGCTATTGAGCAGGACGCTGATATGGTGATGATCCTTCACTGCGACGAAGAGGACGCCAAGAGTCACACCCAAATCCCAACCGTGGAATTTATTGTAGCCAAACATCGCGAGGGTCCTACAGGTGTGGCCCCAATGAGTTTCAACAAGGCCGTTACTCGCTTTGAGATTTCTTCCAGCAATGGCTGGGGAAATCAAGACTAGCGTCTTGCTGTACACTCAAAGGAAGATGGACACTCACCGCATTGTAACACCCGCAAACCCCGCAAGCTTTTAGTTGTGCGTCATAGCTGGTCTTTCTGGCTCCCGAAATAGCAGGAAGCATTCCGGCAATACCCTTACATCCCCAGCATCCAGAAGTGGAAATCTGGTGAGGACAAGCAGCACAGATTTTAGCCCGTCTTTCTGCCTCTTCTTGATCAACTAATTGAAAGTTAGACTTTGTGGCGAAAAAATACATTGCTCTGACCCATCGAACAATTTCTCCAAAGCCTAGCGTTTGTTTGACGCTGGAGCAGGGCACACATTGGCGATGTCCTGCCAAGCGTTCACAAAGAGCATTCTCTATTTGTTGAACAATGTCGGTAGGAGGTATCAAGCCTTGTTCCAAAATCTTCCTCTCGCAATTCTTAACCATGTCCCCAAAGTCCCCTCCCCCAATGGCTTCTCCGGTAATTGGGCACTTTACCGTCCACCCACCCGGGGGAACAGAGCTTTTATCACTGTAACAAAATTTCAATTGCTCACTCATTGACTACTAGTTCCGCCTCAAAGGTTGTGTTGTTTGGAATCTTAATAGACTCCAGCTTGGAGGCAATGTTAATCTGAATGGCGTTTTGTTGGTTGCTCCCATCTGAGAAGTTAATTGATGCGGCTTCTGCCAATTGCTTGATGTTTCTCATCATGCCGAGAGCCTCCATGCCGTCAAGATCTTGGGCTGCGTCTGCGGCCTTGATTAGTACCTTGCCAGTAAGGAACTTGATCGATTTCTTCATGGCCTCAAGCGATGCTGTAATGTCCGAAATTAACGTAGGAACCCCGCTATCCTCCCAAGGGGCTGGGGCTGATTCATTGACCAACCTTGCCCGACAGGCGTCCCAGCGTTGGGCATCCTTCCAAAGGTCAATAGTCGAGTGGCTAACCCCGACTTCCAAAGCAACATCGCTAACTGACCTCCCAGAGCAGTACATGGCAAATGCCTTGATGCACTGAAGGCGTTTATCCTTCTCCATTGTTTCCATCTTTTCGGGAGGGAGTGATAGGGTGGTGACGTTTTCAACCTCCCAAGGATAGTGAAGCTCTTCATTTGGGGCGGCGTTCCAAAGATCCTTGTGCTTGTCCCACTTCTCGCTGTGGATAAACCTCTTAACCACAGGAGGAGAGGTTACACCCAAAGCCGCCATCACATCCGCCATCTTCCGTCCAGCGGCATAGAGCTTAAAGGCGTTTTGTTTTTTAATTCTATTTTCTGGAGTTGACCAATCTCGTTGCGCTGCCATGGGTTATAATGTAGAGTGAAATATCGTAAATGGCAATACCTGACGGCGCGATAGAAAAATATGGAAGGCTATGGACCCCTCGTAACGGGGC